CGGTGCTGATTAAGCACAGGCTCGAGAGTATCAATAATCCTGTCTTCTTTTCTAACATTAGCTCTTACCTCTTCTACTAATATACGTTGTTTTGTCTGTTGTAAGTGTTTCTTAAATAACTCTGCTACTATACCGTCACCGAAGTTAGACTCTATTACGAGTGTATTTACGTTGTATTTTTTACAACCTCTTAGTATGTCCAACAGGGTGCTGTCGGAATACCCGTCTCTGTAGGCACGCATTTCGTGTACATAGAGTAAGCCGTTTTTTTGCGATATGTAGGCTGCTGCCGTTTCGTCGGCTCCTCTACCGGAGGGGTCAACTGAGCAGATGGTTTCTTGGTAGTTTGTCCATTCCCCTTGTATTTGCATAGGAGAGTAGAAGTAGTCTCCCGGCAGTCCCACTGTGGGAAGATCCTTAAGTACGTTTCTGGGGTCTGAGCACCATACGATGTTGTCGGGTGCTTTAGTAGGATTGACGCTAGTAATAACAAGGTCAGCCATTTTAAGAGGAAACTTCTCAGCGTCTGACAAACTTGTATCCAACATAAACTGCAACATAAAGTTGCTACGTCCCATAGATGCTTCCCGTTCAACAAGGTCATCTTCACTAAATCTGTCATCTGTAGGTGTCCATGGTGTTACTCCGTTGTCTATGTCTTCTTGTAGCTGTGGAGCTATAAGTCCTTCGTAAGGGGTATTGTTTCTTGGGTATCGCGCGGTCCAAATAAATGGTTTGTAATTCCTGCTTGCCAGCTTACGATAAATAGTAAAAGTAGTCTGAGGAGTCCCGAGATACATAATACGGCTATCGTCTTTTGGCGTAAGGATCGACTCGGCTTCTGTACAGAGTTGGAGGAGTTTTTCACGCATCAACTCCGTCATGCTGTTTCCCGGTACTTCTATGTCGTCCAGAATCATTAGGTCTGCTCTGCTTCCCGTTAGCTGACCAGTAATACCAACACTTTTGACTGATGGTGCCTGATGAGGTGAACATAGTACGTCGAAGGAAATTCTTGACCATCTCGCGTCGTCGCTCTTTGGTTGTAGGTGACTTAGCCATGGTGTTTCAATAATAAGTTTTTGTAGGAAGATACTCATGTTGTCAGCTCTTTCCTTAGAAGCTGATATAATCATTATCTTCTTTTCTGCGTCATTAAAGAGTGTCCACAACACGAATGCTCCAGTAATCCAACTTTTTCCGACTCCTCGGAAGGCTTGGATCTGTAAACGTTTAGGTCCGTGTTGTAAATAGTCTGCAATGGCGTATTGTGCCCTTGTAGGTGAAGGTAGATCAAGCTGGTCCCATAATGCTTGTAGAAACAGCTTGAAATCGCTTTGTAAGGACGTTAAAACGTCTGTCATTCTAATTCTGATAGTTTCATACGTACGTAATCATCCCAGCTACTGACGCCTCTATTAGCACCAAATCCAACAGTACTATCTGCCTGCTCAGAATAATTACCTCTTTTTATTCTTACTCTTCCGTCTCGTACTACTCTTGTACTTCTACCCGGTTGTGGTCCAAAGTTTTCTGCAACATCTAAACCACCATTATCTAAAGAAATAAAATGACCTTTTGTTTGACCACCAAGTGATTTCATTTTTGCATTAAAATCTCTTATCATTATTTCAATAAGTCTATCATAATGATGTTCTTTGCCAATTCTTAATAAAGCTGCATAAATTGCATCTTTTCCTGCTGGTTTAGTCCAAGGTTTTTCTCTATCAGCTCTTTTTTTAATTATCTTAGCTCTAGCTTGTTTATCATCGCCTTTTAATCTAAGACCTTCAAACGCACTTTGACCGGGTTTAGGTCTCCAACTTCTACCGTCAGACCCTATATAATTTGGGTAACCTTCTAGACTACCGTTATTTCTAGCATATGTATAAGCATTGCGCATCCACATATTTATTTCATATTTTTTATCTGGATATGCGTCTAACATTTTAACTGGTTCACTAGCAATAATACTTCTAGGACCCATTCTGCTAGTAGCTCTTTGTGCTCTAACAGGACTACCGGGTTTACGTGGACCGTAGTTACGTCTACCTAATTGTTGATTTACAAAATCTTGTTTTGCTAAGTCTCCGCCTGTTACTTCTTTAACAAGCGGAGCTTTTATAACTGGTTCAGGTTTAGCTTTAGCTACTGTCTTTGGTAATTTCTTAAGCGATGCTTTAACATGAGATTGCATCGCTCGGCGTGCAATATCGTCTAACATTTACTTCTTCGCTTTTTTAATTTTAAGTTTTGCCTTTACTCTTTCTTTTATACTCATAGGTGCCTTGTATGTTCCTGCTTTTTTTTCAGCAATTCTTTTAGCAGCAGCTAGTTGTGCTGGAGTTCTTTTTTTACCTTGTCTAGTATATTCAGAAACTTTAGTAGTTGATTTAGATTCAACCTTTCTTTGTTTGTTCTGATTCTTCTGATACTTTTTTTCGTCTTGTTTCTTTTTTAAACCACCGGTAAAATTCATTTTTTTTCTACCTTCTTTGGTTAAATGAAGTTGTGATCCTCTTGCCATAGTTAAGTTCCTTTAATAATGTGTTGATGAATAATTAGTTCTCGAAGTGGCTGGAATCCAAATGCCTTTCGCATCCATCCAAGCCAATGACTACTACCTTTGTCTGCATTACATTTTCTGCACGCGCATACAACATTCGTTGTAAGATCCTGCCCACCTTTGCTACGAGGTTTGACATGATCGAGTGTAAGTTCTTTAAAATCATAAGTTTTTCCACAATAAACACATGTACAATCGAAGTGCTCTTTTATAGCTCTTCTCCAGAGCCGTTTAGAATCTGAACTTGTCATGGTTATTAAATTTTGTAAGTAATGTTTTGGACTAGGTAGTAGAGGGGTCATTTACGTATTTTGAGTCTGCTTTTCCTGTTTTTGGATGGACTTTGAAGTCTTCCCTTGGTAGTACTCCCCTTATAGTGAGCAGCGTCTTGCCCATCACCATTTCCGTAGGTACCAAGTTGTCTATTAAGTCTATTTGCATTAACACGCAGGGCTAATCCCTTTTTAGTTTTGTTGTATTTTTTTTGTTGCTTGAGTCTAACTGCTCTAGCTTTTGGGTTGGATCTGTAGTATTTAGCTGTTTCTGCCATAGAGTTTAGCCTGTACTAATTCTGGATCAACAGTTGGCATAACCTGTGCAAGTTTTGACAGAGGATTGCCGTCATAAGCAACACCGCTAATATCATTAGCTTTTAACCAATCGCAGGCTGCTTTTAAGTCTTGAGTAGTTGCCTCTCCAGCTTTTATGCGAGA